TGAAAGTATATATTGTGAAACATTGCCAAGGTTATAAAGCATTTGCAAATAAAAAAGATGCTATAAAATATCAAAGTCATTTAAAAAGAGGGATTGCAGACCTTCCAGAAATTGATAAATCTACAACTAGAATCCAAATGGATATTCCAATAAATGCAAAAGGAATTATAAAAGCTTTAAATTTTTAAAAGTTTATTGTAGAATTAAATAATATTTATTATATAGTGTAATTATTCTAGAATAATTATGGGTTTATTTGATTTTTTATTTCCAAAAAAGGAACAGAGAAGTGCTAACAATTTTCTTGATTCATTTGGAATTGCATCATCAGGTGTTCCTGTTTCTGAAAAAGGTTCAATGCAATTAACTGCGGTGTGGAGTGCGGTCAATTTAATATCATCTACGATAGCTGCTTTGCCTTTAAACGTGTATTCCAGAGATAAACAGGGTGCAAAGCAAATCTCTTATGATTCACCCTTACAGAATTTGCTGCACAACGCCCCTTCCGAAAATTACACAAGTTATCAATTCAGGAACACGATGGTGTGTCATTTGTTATTGTATGGAAATGCTTATGCAATAATCGAAAGAAATGGCGGTGGGAGACCAATTAGTTTTAAAATTGTAGAGCCTGAAAATGTTGAAGTAAATGTTGGTGCGGATGGAAAATCATATTACACAATTCAAAATGAAGATAAGGTTTATCAAAGCAAGGAAATGTTGCATTTTGTTGGATTGTCTTATGATGGGGTGAAAGGTAAATCACCAATTACTGCATGTCGTGAAGCATTAGGATTAGGATTAGCAACACAAAAATTTGGTGCAAAGTTTTTTGAAAATGGTGCAATACTTTCAGGTGTTTTACAAACTGATGGAAAATTAACAGAAGAATCTGCACAAAGATTAAGAACATCATGGAACAATCGATTCGGTGGTGTTTACAAATCACATTCAACTGCGGTCTTGGAAGGTGGTGTAAATTACAAACCAATTTCTGTTCCATTGGTAGATGCAGAGTTTGTAAAAAATAGGTCATTCACAATTTCAGAAATAGCCAGAATATTTAGAGTTCAACCGCATATGATAATGGATTTAGAACGAAGTACAAACAACAATATTGAACAACAATCAATTGAATTTGTTACATATACTTTGATGCCTTATCTAGTTAATATTGAACAAGAATTTAACAGAAAAATATTTTCACCTAATGAACAAAAAACCTCTTATGTTAAATTTAGAGTTTCTGAATTATTAAGAGCAGATGTAGATTCAAGGGGTGACTATTACAGAAGATTATTTGAGATAGGCGTTCTATCTGCAAATGAAATTAGAGAATTTGAAGACTTAAACAGAATTGAAGGTTTAGATGAACATTATGTTCCTTTAAATTTAGGTGAAGCAGGACAAAAAAGAAATACAGAAGATGGCGGAAACATATAGTGATTACCCACAATCTGCGGTAAATAACGCAAAACGTGGAATAAAACTAAATGAAGAACAGGGAAATAAATGTGCAACTAATGTTGGAAAACAAAGAGCTAGAGATATAGTTGCAAAACGTGGTTTTAGTTTGTCGGTTTTAAAAAGAGTTTATTCTTATTTGTCAAGGGCAAAGGAATATTATAATCCTTCGGATGATGAAGCCTGTGGAACAATAAGTTATTTATTATGGGGAGGTGAAAGCATGAGAACTTGGGCAAAAAGAAAATTAGAAAAAATAGAAAAAGAAGAAAAAAATATTGATATGAAAAAAATAGACAAAAGACACATTGATAGAATTGAAGAAACAGAAACGCATTATGTTATTCATTATTTAAAAGATGAAGAATATGAAGAAGATGAAGAAATGGTTGAAGAAGTAATTGAAGAAGAAGAAGTTGCAAAAGGCGACCATGATGAAGATATGTATAGAAATTTAACCAAAGAAGAAGGTTTTGAAAGAAGAACTTTTACTACAACTGAAATGCGTTTAGATTCAAAAAATGAAAGAAGGGTTGTTGGTTACGCATCAGTTTTTAATTCATTGTCCGAAAATCTTGGCGGATTTAGAGAATTAATTTCTGAAAGAGCATTTGATGATGTTATGGAAGATTCTGTTGTAGCTCTTATAAATCACGATATGAATTATCCTTTAGCTAGGACAGATAATAACACATTGACGTTAAGCGTTGATTCGAAGGGTTTAAGGTACTCTTTTGATGTTCCTGAAGGTTTATCATACGGAAATGATTTATTGATTAATTTAAGGGCAGGAAATATCTCACAATCATCATTTGGATTTATAGTTGAAGAAGATTCTTGGGAACGAAAAGATGGAGAACATATTAGAACAATTGAAAAAGTTTCAAGATTAATTGATGTTTCGCCTGTGACAATACCAGCTTACCCTCAAGCTACCGCACAAGTTTCAAGTGTAGCACAAAGAAATTTGAATTTACAAAAAGAAAAACACGAAAACCAAAAAGAAGAGCAGGATTTACACAAACGTAACCTGATGGAATTAAAGTTAAAAATAATTAAAAACAAGAAAAAAAATGGATAGTTTAAAATTTAAACAAGAGAGAGCAACCATTATTGAAAATATGGAGGCTTTAGTTAGTCAGGCTAAAGAAGAAAAGCGTGACTTGACAGAAGAAGAAACAAGCGAATTTGATGCGTTTGATTCAACAATTAAAGACCTAGACAAAAAAATTGAAAGGTCAGAAAGAATGGAAAAATTAAATGCAAGTATTGCTGCAAAATCTTCTAGCACAGTTTCAAAAGAAACACCAAAAGAAATAAGAGATTATTCTTTTCAAGAAGCTATGAAACAAGCTTATTCAGGAAGAATGGAAGGACTTGTAAAAGAGATGGACCAAGAAGCTAGAAATGAAGCTAGATACACAGGACAATCTTTTAAAGGGATTGCAATTCCTTCATCAGTTTTAACAACTAGAGCTGCTGTTGCAACTTCGGCAGGAAATGCAACTGAAGTTATGTCATGGACAGACCAATTAGAAAACAATTTAGTTCTTGCTAGTGCAGGTGCTAATTTTTACGGTGGTGTTAACAACATGAAATTTCCTGTATTTTCTAGTATAAATTCAGGGTTTGTTGCGGAAACAGGTGGTTCTGCACCTGCTGCAAATGGAACTGCAAGTTCAATTACCTTATCACCAAAGAAAATGATTTCTATTGTAAATGTTTCTGCTGAAGCTATGGCTCAAAATTCTGGTCTTGAAGCTGCTTTAAGAAGAAATATGGCCGCTAACATTGCATCTACTTTAGAAAGCGCGTTATTACAATCTGATGGTGATGTTTCAAATGGTCCTGAATCAATCTTTGCCGATGCTGCAACAGGTCCAACTACTGATTTTACTGCGGCTGCTGCGGTTAGTATGGAACAAACATTGATTGCAAATGGTGTTCAATTACAGGGAGCTAGAATGGCATATTTAATGGACTCTGACGCTTATGCTGCGGCTAAAACTGCGGTACAAGTTACAGGTGTTTCTGCTTTATATGATAATACAGATAAGTCTGTTAATTCATATTTCTCATTTGTTTCAGGAAATGTTGCATCTGATGGAACTGCGGATAAGGCACACGTTTTATTTGGTGATTTCTCAAAATGTCACATTGCACAGTTTGGTGGTTTAGATATTTTATTTGACCCATATACAAACGCAGGAACAGGGGAAGCAAGAATGGTTGTTACATCACTTGTTGATGGAAATGCTGTTCAAAATGATACTGCATTTGTTCAGTTATCTGAAGCATAATTAATATTATTTTATTTGAATAAGGGGGAAGGGTTTTTGCCCTTCCTTTTTATTTTTTAATACAAAAAAAGATAATGGCTAGATTAACCAAAACAACAACAGGTACAGAAATTTTAACAACTGCTGAAGCTAAAACACATTTAAGAGTTACGCATTCTGCTGAAGATACTTATATAGCAACCTTAATAAAAGTTGCACAATATTATGCAGAAAAATATTGCGGGGGTTCATTTACTGAATCAACTTATGAAATGACAATGGAAGCGTGGAATGATGTGTTTGTTTCAAATGCAACTTTAGGAACAACATCTAATTTGTTAAAAGCATATACATATCCTGTTGGTGGTTATTATTCGCCATATACAGGTTTAGCACAAATTGTTTTACCTAAAGCTCCAATAAGTTCAGTTTCACATATAAAATATTATGATTCTGATAATTCTTTGCAAACTTGGGCATCTTCAAATTATAATGTTGTAAAACCTGAAAATCAAAAAGGTTTTATTGAATTAGCTGATGGGAAAGATTTTCCAAGTTTATATGCAAGGGCAGATGCAATTAAAATAACTTTTGTTAATGGTTATGGGTCAAGTGCATCAGATGTTCCAGAAACAATTAAACAAGCGGTTTTATTAATCATTGGTAGTTTATATGAAAAAAGAGAGGACACAGTAAAAAGAATGCCTACAACATCCGAATATTTATTAGAACCTTATAGAATTTTTGAATACTAATGAAAGAGGGTTTAGTAAAAGCAGGTGAATTAGATACTTATATAACTATCTATCAATTAACAAGAACTCAAGATTCTTATGGTGGTTATTCAAATAGTAGGTCAAGTTTAAAAAGTGTTTGGGCGAAAATAGTTCCACATAAAGGAACAGAAAAAGTTGAAGATGATACTGTGACAGGAACTTTAAAAGTTGCTTTTTTGGTTAGATGGGATGCAGATTTACAATTAGATTCTGCAACTGTTTCACCGCAAAGAAAATTCCAAATTTATTATTTAAGTAAATATTGGGAATTAGAAAGCACAGAATATAATGGAAGGGGAAAAGGAATAGTGTTTAATTGTTCATTTAAAGATGATGGAAGATTAGATTAATATGGCAAAGTATACATCAAATAAATATGGCGGAGCTGGAATTGGAGGTTCGATTGACATTGAAGGTCTAGAAGAAGTAAAAAAAGTTATGAAAGAAAGCATAAATGATGCTAAAAAAAGAAGAACATTATTAAAGGCTTTAAGGTATGGTGCTGTTCCAACTAGACAAATGTTAAAAAATAAAATAAAGGGTGAATTTTATAGAACAGGTAATTTAGTAAAATCAATTGCTACAATTACAGGAAAATCAGGAAGGGATGGCATTGGTCCAACATCCGTAACAGTTGGGGCGAAAGTTACAAAAAGAGGGGGAAGTAGAAGAAAAGGACAAAAAAAATATATTAAAAATGATGGGTATTATATTGGTTGGTTAATGAAGGGTCATAAAAATAGAGGGGGTAAAAGTTCTTTTTTAGGAAAAGATTTAATAACACCATCATTTAATTCAACTAAAGATATTGCATCAAAAAGAATTGTTGACAAATTAGTTAGAGATGTTTTAGAAAAAAATTGGAAATGAGTTTATCAAAAGCTATATATAAAATACTATCTACGGAAACTGATTTGATTGCAGAAACATCAACTAGGATATTTCCTTCGGTGATTCCGCAAAATGTTGATTACCCCGCATTAATGTATGAAATAAATTCGCAAGACCCAATCTATGTAAAAGATAGAAGGCATCAAAAAACGGAAGCACACATTGTTATTGGTGTTCATGGAAAAACATATGCTGATGTTCAAAATGTATCAGATATTGTGATTGCGGCTCTTGAAAAATACAAAGATGCTACTGATTTTTCAGCACCAGAAACAGGCATATCAGGAACACCAGACACAGGGGGGTGTTCTATTGTTGAAGGCTATTGGGTTCAAGAAATATTTTTTGATAATAGCTTTGATTTGTTTGATGAAAAATTAAGAGTGTTTGAAAAGTATATTGAATTTGATGTTCGGTTTTTAAACAATCCTTCATCAATGGGTGCTTATGGTTGGTTTCCTGTTGATATAACAGGATTAATGAGTACAAGTGAAACTGCAAGTCCACCAACACCGCCAACAAGCAATTCAGATAAAGTGAGATTGTGGTATGATGGAAGTGGTGCAACAACATTAAATGTTTCATCAGGTGATTCTTCTGCACCTTATTATAACACAGGAGGATATTTAAAATTTCAAGAAGCTGATGGTTCTGGTGCAAGTATCAGTTCTGCATCAGCTATTGAATTTACGAATGGTTGTACCTTATTTTTTGTATTTCAAGAAGATGTAACTGCATCAGATTTTTATTTGTATTTAACATCAGAAGGAAGTAGTGGAAATGAAAATCAAATTTATTTTAGAAGGGAAAGCACCGCTTCGCAAAGTTTTATATACATTAGATTAAATGGAACTCAAAAACTTTTAAAAGGTGGTATTTCTAATCCTGATTTTTCAAATAAATGTTATTTAGCTATTTCATGGGGAAATTCAAATGATGAAACAGGTGAATGGGAATTAATCGACCCTAATGATTCCACATATTTTAACAAAAATTTTTACAATTCATATAGTCAAGCAGGTGGTGGAAATTTTAAATTTCAAAATTTTGGAATTGGTGCAGATGGAACAGATAGTTCATTGCGATTATATGAATCTGTAATATTTAACAAAAAAT